ACGTAAGCCAGATCTTTACCCCTGGACAAAAGAATTCATGGATGCTATCTGGAGCGGCTTCTGGACACCTGATGAGTTTAACTTCACATCAGACTATAGCCAGTTTAAGAGCGAGATGACAGCCCAGGAACGTGAAGTTCTAGTGCGTGCTCTTTCTGCTATTGGTCAGATCGAAGTAGCTGTTAAGACCTTCTGGGCAAACTTAGGCGATAACTTGCCGCATCCATCCTTGCGTGATCTTGGCTATGCTATGGGTAACTCTGAAGTTATCCACAACATGGCGTACGAGAAACTACTGGACGTACTTGGCCTCACAGACATCTTCGAGCGCAATCTGGAGAATCCAGTTATTGCTGGTCGTGTGGAGTACCTGCGCAAGTACAGTAAAGGTGTGTACAAAGATGAGCGCAAGCAGTACATCTATGCCATTACCTTGTTCACTCTTTTTGTTGAGAACGTTTCGTTGTTTTCACAGTTCTACATCATTCTCCATATGAACAAGAACAAAGCTATTCTCAAAGACACTGCACAGCAGGTGAAGTACACACGCAATGAAGAGATGCTCCACGCACAGTGCGGTATCAAACTTATCAACACTATGCGGGAGGAATACCCAGAGCTTTTCGACGCGGAGCTTGAAGCACGTATTGCAGAAGAGATCGAGGCAGCAATTGGTTACGAGAGCGAAGTTATTCGTTGGATCATGGGTGACTACGAAGAGCTTGGTCTTTCTAGCGACATCCTCATCGAATTCATCAAAAAACGTATGGTAGATAGTCTTGAACAGATTGGATTCGACCACAACGTAACGTACGATGCGAATCAACTAAAACTTACCAAGTGGTTTGACGAAGGTCTATACGGTTCAAACATGGTGGACTTTTTCCATGGGCGACCAGTTGATTATGCTCGTGGCCAGGGCGTATCAGCAGACGATTTATTTTAATAGGAGTATATAATGGCATTTGACTGGCTAAACGAAGACTCACGTACATTTCTGTCACGTGGTTACTTAGAAGAGGGTGTGAGCGCAGAAGAGCGCATCGAAGAGATCGCTCAAGCTGCAGAGAAGATCCTGAACCGTCCGGGCTTTGCTCGCAAGTTCAACAAGTACATGTTGGCAGGCTACTACAGCCTGTCGTCACCTGTGTGGTCCAACTTTGGTACTGCACGTGGACTACCTATCTCGTGCAACGGTGTAAAGGTAGACGATTCAATTGAAGAGATCCTGCAGAAGGTGTCAGAGGTAGGCGTACAGACCAAGCTAGGTGCTGGTACAAGTGGTTACTTCGGTGATCTTCGTCCGCGCGGGACATCTATTCGTGGTGGAGGTAAAGCCGATGGTCCTGTTCATTATATGCGTCTCTATGATACTAGCACTGATGTTATCAGCCAGGGATCAGTCCGAAGAGGCGCTTTTGCTGCTTACCTTAACATTGATCATCCTGATATCCATGAGTTTCTAGAGATCCGTGAGCCGGGTGCAACTATCCAAAACATCTCTATTGGTGTTACTATCTCTGATGAGTGGATGGAGGACATGATCACCGGTAATCAAGAGAAACGGGAAGTGTGGGCCAAGGTACTGCGCAAGCGTAAGGAGACTGGTTATCCCTATCTCTTCTTTAGCGACACGGTGAACAACAACAAACCTAAGGTGCTCAAGGATCACAACTATCCTATCTGGGCATCCAATCTCTGCAGCGAGATCGCACTGCCTTCCAGTAAAGACTGGACGTTCGTGTGTAACCTTTCTTCTATGAACCTGGTCACATGGGACGAATGGAAGGAAACCGACGCAGTAGAGACAATGACGTACTTCCTTGATGCTGTCATGGAAGAGTACATTCGTAAGACCAAAGGTGTACGGTTCATGGAAACTGCACACAACTTTGCTAAGCACTGGCGTGCACTTGGAATCGGCCAACTCGGCTGGCATTCATTACTACACTCTCGTATGATGCCGTTCGAGTCGTTCGATGCTCTTGAACTGGGTGAAGAAATCAGTAAATTCATAGACGAGCGATCACTCGCAGCATCGAAAGAAATGGCTGAAATCTATGGAACCCCAGAAGGGCTTAAAGGTTATGGCGAGCGTAATCTTACTCGTACTGCTATTGCTCCAACTACTTCATCATCTTTTATCCTCGGACAAGTTTCTCCCTCCATCGAGCCTCTTGCCTCCAACTATTTCGTCAAAGACCTTGCCAAAGGTGTCTTCACATACCGTAACCCCTGGCTTGTAGAAGTGCTGGAAGCCCACGGTAAGAACGACGATAGTACATGGGATGATATTCTTATCCACAAAGGATCGGTACAACATCTTGACTTCTTGACTGAGAATGAACGCAATGTGTTCAAGACATTCTCCGAGATCTCTCCACTTAACGTTGTACAACAAGCAGCAGCTCGACAGGCATATATAGATCAAAGCCAGAGCTTAAACTTGATGATTCCACATGAAGCTCCGGTAAAAGATATCAATGCTCTAATTATCGAAGGATGGAGACTAGGCGTGAAAACATTCTATTATCAACGATCATCAAACCCTGCACAGGAGTTTGTCCGCGACATTATGACTTGCGTATCCTGTGAGGCGTAATGAGGATAGCAGAGTATAACTGCGAATGCGAATACTGCGGCTCGGAAACCCGAGTCGTGGTATTTAACGAAAGTGAAGAGCCGCTATTCTGTAGTATGTGTGGTCAGGAGTCTGGTCATGCGTTTATAGATGGGGAGGAGGATAGCGATGATTGACCCAAACTTTAGATATATAAAATTTAATAATTTTCCTGAAGAACATATTCAGAGACTAAGGGATATTGCATCGGAGAACCTTGAAGCTGGCATTTTAGGTGAAAATGCAACTTATATACATGACAGCAAACACAGAAGATTTTTCATCGAAGATTTTAGTCATGTACCGTTTGAGATCAATGGCGTTAGCTTTGTAATAAATATGTTTATTTCAAAGCCCAATACAGGGATGTGGTACACACACGTTGATGCTAATAGAGATTTTGCTTTGAATATCCCACTTCAAGTAGAACAAGAAAAGGGTTATGTGTTAGTATATAATAGTGATGATTACACCAAATTAGGTAAAAACGTGCAGCAATACGATGAAATTACTGATGAGATCAAAGAAATTCTAGAGAGTCTGGGAAGAAAAGTCGATGTTACTGACCCAGTAGCATTAGAGAATCATATGAAGGCCGGTAAAGCGATGCACTGGCTAGGCCCTACTGAATCCGATTTCGAAAAAGTACTATTAGACAAACCTATGATCTTAAATACTAGTATCCCGCATAGCTTCGTTAATCACGACGATAAATTTAGAGTCGTGGCCTCTCTACAGATGCCAGTGGGCGAAGACTTTAATGAGGCGTATGATCAATCATTAAAAGAGTTTTTATAGATCGAATAACGTACGATAGATAAGACGTAAAGCAAAAATACGTACGATCTGTGAGGCATTATGTGGTACTATAAAGGCAAGGCTTACGAGCCGACTGAAGAAGAACTAAAAAAGTGGGTGGGGTTCGTATATGTTATTACGGATCAATCCAACGATAAGATGTATGTGGGCAAGAAGCAATTCTGGTCCAAGAAGACCCTACCTCCGCTCAAAGGCAAAACAAGAAAACGAAGATCGATTGTCGAGTCGGACTGGCGTAAGTACTACGGATCCAGCGACTTGGTCAAGCAACTGCTCCTCGAACACGGAGAGCAGAATTTTCATCGTGAGATCCTATACTTTGGTCGATCGAAAGGTGAGCTTGGTTACTTAGAAGCCAAGGAGCAGTTCGATCGGCATGTGCTACTCGATGACCGATACTATAATGGAATAGTTAACTGTAGGATCCATAGAAGTCATGTTAAGGGTTTACATTACCTGCTAGATGATGTATAATGGTTTCAAATTAACAGGAGTACACTATGATTCTACTTGACTTTAGCGGCATTGCCATTGCACCTATTGTAATGGGACAAGCCAAATATGATGATGAAAACCTTATTCGTCACATGATCCTAAACTCCGTGCGCATGTACCGCCAGAAGTTCAAAGACTATGGAGAGATGGTTATCGTTGCCGACGGTGGTGGTAACTGGCGCAAAGACGTTTACCCTGAGTACAAAGGTAAGCGCAAGAGTAACCGTGATGAGTCCAAGATCGATTGGGATCGTGCATTCAAGAACATCAACATGGTACTCGAAGAGATCAAAGAGAATATGCCGTGGAAGGTTATCCACCAGTGGGGATGCGAGGCAGACGATGCCATTGCAGAGATCACCAAGTGGACACAAGAGTTCGGTAACTGGGAAAAGGTTATGATTGTGTCTGCTGACCATGACTTCAAGCAACTACAGAAGTTCGACAATGTAGAACAGTTCTCACCTGTTACCAAGAAGATGGTTGTGGAAGATAACCCACGGCTGTACCAGCTGGAACACATCCTAAAAGGTTGTTCTGGCGATGGTGTGCCCAACGTACTGTCGGATGATGATACCTTCCTTGTAGAAGGTAAGCGTCAGAACGTACTATCTAAGAAGAAGCGTGAAGCACTGCTAGAAGATCCACGGGCACTTGGAGAAGCGGTGTACCGTAACTACATCCGCAACAAAAAGATGATTGTGCTCACAGAAGAGTCAGAATGTCCTGATTCTGTAAAACAAGAAATTATAAATAAATTCGAACAGCAAGAGGTACCAGCGCGCAGTAAGGTGCTCCCATATCTTATCTCGAAGCAGGCTCGATTGTTGGTTGAAGTAGTAGAGGAATTCTTTTAATATGGCTAGAACATTGGATGTTTATGAGGTCTTTGAATTGTTTGAGAAAGCAAAGACTCGTAAAGAGAAGATTGATGTACTGAAGCAGCATGAATCGTGGGCACTTAAAGATGTGCTCAAAGGTGCGCTTGATCCGAACATCGAGTGGTTACTTCCGAAGGGCGAAGTACCTTACACTCCATGCGAGGCGCACAGCACTCCTTCAACACTACTCAGAAAGAATAAAGATTTCCGTTACGTTGTTAAAGGTGGCACTGGTAGTCAGATGCCTGCCATTAAACGTGAAAAGATATTCCTTGGGATTGTAGAGTCAATCCATCCCCGGGATGCAGAGCTGGTGTGCGGCATGATCAACAAGAAGCTGCCAGTGAAAGGACTTACCGTTAAAATAGCACAGGAGGCATTCCCCGAACTTTTATGACGATCCCCGACCAAACAAAAAACAAACAATAATAATAGAAGGTGCACGTCTCTGGGCGATGCACCTTTTTCTTTGGGAGAACAAGACATATGGTTTCAGCAACTATCGAGCGCTTAAAAAAAGATTCACGCCAACTAGGCTGGGCAGCAGATAGATATAGAAAACAAGGCAAAACTGATCGATTACGAAAGGTACTACATAAGAAGGCATACCTAGACGATCACATTGCTGAAATCGAAGAAACACTAAAGGAAGCAGCATAAATGGACGCAACAGCAGGGATAGCAATATCCCTGCACCTTTTCTTAAATGGCGAGTATAACGCCATACATCCCTACAGCCAGTTAGAGTCACGCGACTTCAACGCTGGCATTTATTATAACAGCGAGAGTAGCTTATCTACTTACGCTTCAAAAGACTTTGATCTGGGCAGAGGTTACGAGCTAGAGATAGGTGCAGTGACAGGATATTCTACAGGTAACGTACTACCGATGGTAAGGCTTAAGAAAGGCAGATACTTCGTGTCTCCAGTGATGGAAGAATGGGATGGAGAAAGAAAAGTAGGAATAGTTACTGGTATTCAGTTTTAGGGGGTTTACATATCCCTATATCCTCCGGTATAATATTAAAGAGATTACAAGGACGGGATAGAATACTATGACACAGCGTATCGGCTTCGCATGTAAATACATGCATCCAGATCAGACTCAGAAGAAGAGTCTGTTAGAAGAGATTCAACGTCCCCTTAATACACGTAGTACCACACGTCTGTGGCTCAGTCGTCAGACTGTAGAGGTTGCAGAGGAACGTCTCTGGGATATCATGGTACATAATACTGCAGCAGTACTACGTCTTATAGAGTATGTGGGCAGCTTACCAGAAGGCCTTCGTATGGTACGCCTAAGTTCAGATCTACTCCCTGTATATACAGAACCGTCTTGGTCTTACTTCTGGCAAAAGCCTGACGTTCAAGATTACTGTGCACGTGCATTTGGTCTTGCTGGTGACGCTGCACGTCGTCTCAATGTACGTGTATCTATGCATCCTGGTAACTTCACTGTACTTGCCAGCGACAAGCCACACGTTGTAGAGAACAGCATACGAGAGATGGAGTACCACACAGATGTTATACGTTGGATGGGATACGGTCGTACCTTTCAGGACTTCAAGTGCAATGTGCACATATCGGGTAAGCAAGGTCCAGCCGGTATCTTGGCAGTCCTACCACGCTTATCGCAAGAAGCACGAAATACAATCACCATCGAAAACGACGAAAACTCGTGGGGTCTTGACGCCAGTCTCGAACTTGCAGACCACTGTGCACTCGTACTCGACATACACCATCACTGGATCCGTACAGGAGAATACATCGAACCATCCGACGATAGATACGCTCGCGTAATAGATTCATGGCGTGGTGTACGTCCTGCTATCCATTACTCTGTGTCACGTGAGGATTGCCTTGTAGACTTCCCCACCGACACACGTCCAGACATGGATTCGCTCTTAGAGTCTGGCTACAAGAAGGCTAAGCTACGTGCACACAGTGACTTCATGTGGAATAGCGCAGTCAACGACTGGGCACTAAGCTTCTTGCCACACGCAGATATCATGGTAGAAAGTAAAGCAAAGAACCTTGCTAGCATTGCTCTGTATAAGTATCACAATGTCTCCCTTAAGGAAAAAGTAAATGAATCAGCTTGAAAATAAAAAGTTCGTAATTTTAGGACTACCAAGAACTGGTACATGTGCATTACGACATTCGTTGATCGATTCTGGACTATCAGTCTGTCCGGGGGAACCTTTTTTTGCAGAAGAATTTAAGAATTTTACTTCCATTCATCGGCATAACCATCTCAAGTACTCTGGTGAAATATTTAAAGACTACGATGGATTTAAAATTATAGTAGGTCACAGTGAGCAGGTGCTTGATATATGTGCACAAAATAATGCTAAATTGATATTAACCAGACGGCATAATTTTTTATCTTTCATGGCTAGTTACTATGTGTTAGTTACTGGACAGCACAAGCGTACTGGGAAAAACACCGGTTCGAACTCTGAATCATATTCTACTTGGACGTCTACTGGTAATGAGGTAATATATAAACCTCTTCCATTTATGAATTACGTAGTCGATAGATTTTTATATTATAATTATTTAATAGACAATGTCTATAATAAACACGAAAATTATCTAACGACTATTGATTTTGAAGACGTCACTAAAGGCGTGTCAGATTTGGAAAATCACTTCGATATACCTATTAATCTTAATATTACATCCAATACCTTGTTGTCAAAATACTTTATTAATCATGAAGAGTTTCGACTAGACGTAGAGAATAGAATGAAAATAATCCTGGGGAATGAATAAACCATATGACACAATATGCAAAGAAAACGTGTAACACTTGTGGAATTCGTTTGCCGCAGCCGGAGATGTATCGAGTAGAGAAAGAGACTCGCAGTGGATCTAGCAATACCGGGCTAAGTAAACGAACTCTTTTTGGTGCTGTAATCGGTAATGCTAAATCTGAAAAGGCGCTGGGTAAATTTTTACTTTCTCCTAGTAAAAGAACCTATAAGCGCCGCCGTGAAGTTTGGATGTGTGGTGATTGTGCTGGGGTAAGCCGCGGGGTTGATTGGGAATCGGTAATAGGTAACATTATACTATGGGGATTTATTATTGGGGGACTTTATCTCTGGTTAACCTGATAAATTACGAATCAGGGGGTTTACATTTAATTACAAATACCTTATATTGATGGTATCAAACAGGAGAACGATCAATGCGCTTAGATAATCTTACGAGAGAGCAAATGGATATGTGCGACGTTATTTGGAACATCTCGGACAAAGAAGAATTTCGTTCAGTGTCACGCACATGGTCGCCTAGCAAGATGAACATGGCACTCACTCTTATTCAGATCATGGTCCAGGAAGAGTTAGAAACAGAGTTAGAAGGCGTGGAAGAATTCCCGCTTGCACTAGAGATGATCGAAGCGTGCAGGTAAATTTTAGTGGTTATCGACTGTCGCGTGTACAGCAAAATATGATCGAGAGTACGGTGAGTCATGCTCTGGATTATCTAGTGAGCACTCGTATGAAGAGAACCCTTGAGATCACTATTACGATTGAAAAAGACCTGTACAAGAATAAACTACTATGGGGAGATATGTCAGTTGAAGATGATTCGCGTTCTCCTAAATTTTATGATGTACGACTCAGCTATTCCGGTGTACAATCGTACGGTCAACTAATAAAGGTACTATGCCATGAACTCATTCATGTTGCTCAGTTTGCTACTCGTCGTCTTCGGCATCTATCTGGTCCTCTTCGAATCGG